TCATAGAAATGATGAAGTTGGGACACTTTTTGGGACACCCAGCTTAGATAAGGATCTCTCAATCTGATCATCTGACCGAGCCTTATACTCGTCGATCAGATAAGCATAACGGTTGGCCGTCGTGGTCATATTTGAGTGACCCAACCGTTTGCTGATCGCATACAATGGGACACCATTTGCCAATAAGTAGGCCACGTGGGAATGGCGCAAGGAATGGAAGTGGAAACCAGGTTTATCCAGGTTGAGGGCTGAGAGCAAGATACGTAGTGATCGATTGGCCGAGCTACTCCCACAAATTGAGCCGTCCTTGCGAGCAAAGACCATCGTTTGACCGTTAGCTTGTAACTCTCGCAGATGATCCAGCAACTCTTGATTAACCCGGATGATCCGGTTAGAACTCTTAGTTTTGGTAGGTTTGAAATCTAGGGCTTTGAAGTCCCACGACTTATCGATCGTAATCGTTTTAAAATTAAAATTGAGGTCATCCCACGTTAAGGCAGCAATCTCTGATAATCTCATTCCCGTGTAAATGGCCGTTAGGATCATGTATCGGACCGGGAAACCGGGTGACAAGCGTTTCTCAACTAAAGCAGTCAACCGCTCGATCTCCTCCATGTTAAGGTACTCCACATGGCGAGATCGCTTATCGTCCCATACCAGCTCAACGCCCTCCGTAAAGTCGGTAGGGATGACTTTATCTATCACGGCGCTTTTGACGGCAACCTTGATATAGGCATTAACTTTTGTAACGGTGTGCTTAGAGTGTTCCTTGCCGAACGCATTGATGAATTGCTGATACTTAGTACGGGTAATGCTTTGGATTTTAGCACGACCAAAATATTCATTAACCACGTGAGTACAGTAAGTGTAGAAATCACGGGTTGCTCTTGCTGACTTAGCTTCTTTAAAGGTTTCGTACCACGCTAGGTAGTAATCGGCAAAAATCGGATTATCAGTTCCTAAACCACCACTGTACTTTGTGTTTTCCATTTCTGCCCCAGCTTTACGAGCGGCTGCCTTGGTCTTAAAGCCGGACTTGGATTTTTTGTGTTGTTTACCGGCCTCGTCTCGCCAGGTCACCCGAACCATATATGATGGTCCACACTTTATAATTTGCGCCATAATGCACACTCCCTTGTGGTATAATGGCTATACATAATTAACTTCTCCCCACTCGCTTTGTACGGGTGGGATTTTTATTTGTTCGTATATTCTTATGATATACTGGTGGAGTTGAATGGTCTGCATATATTATTCAACCCATAGTCCACTGACAGTTGCCGCTGTCGGTGGTTTTTTTATGCTTTACCGCAAAGACTTCCGATAACCGGCGGCTTGTGCCTCTTGCTCTGTGTTAAAGTAAACGGCGTTAGCCGAGTTCATACGATAACCAGTTTGGTCAGGCGTGTGATAAACCTTTGTTTTTGAATTCCCGACAATCGTCCCTTGCTGGTCGGTTGTCATATCACCCTTGCTTGATGGATCAGCAGTGCTTGAGTTGTCTTCTGCTGAAGTAGCAGTTGAATCAACAGAATCGCTGTCACTAGATGAATTTGCTGAGTTAGCGCTAGAATTTTCAGTGCTTTCGGATTCACTACTTGATGATGTGCTTGATTCGCTTGAAGAACTTGCCTGATTATGCTTTTTAGCGTGATGATGTTTAGCGACTTTAGAAGAAGTTTGTTCTTTTCCTGCTGATCTGTCATCAGGCTTACCTGTAGAAATCGTCATTATGCCTAAGAAAAGCAAAGCAACAATCCCAATAACAATTTTCTTTGCGTTCTTGAGATTGTGACGATGCTTAAATGCAAGATATGCCGCCCAAAGAATAAATACCCAACCTAAGAAAATCATTTTTGTTCACTCTCCTGCTTTTCTCCATTAATTACATGCCAGCCAATTAAACAAATAAGGATAATAGCTAAAATAGTATGCCTATTTGTAAGCAAAATTGCAGTGATAATAATCAGGCAAAAATCTAAAAAACCGGATGACGTTTTCCCTGGGGAAACATTTGAAGATGTAGAAGATGTGTTGCGCTCGTTCTTTTTAGTCAAAGCATCAGCAATAACTTTTCTAGTATCTATAGAGGTGCGGTAATAAATTTTATTGTATAGTTTTCGCTTAGGATGAAGCCATCCTGCGGTCTTTGTCCCATACCCAGGAATAAGACTCTTCTTTAATTTTCTGGTGTATGCGCCCTTATACTTTGCAGCTAAAGATTTTTTAATTGATGGTTTGCGCAGTATACCTCGTGACATTTTATCCTCCCAACAGCTTTTAACGTCGATCAGGTTTTGGACGTAACCGTATAAGTAACCAGCACTGTCAGCTAATAAGGATACGTTCGATTTTAAGGTAGGCTATATAATCCAGCTCAGTAGGGATCCCAAACTGCAAACAAAGCCGGTCATTACGGCCGGCTTTACTACTAAAGTTCGGTTTTACTTGTTTAATAATTTTCGTAAGTAATTTCCAACGGCTTTATCCTGGCTATTTGTCGTGTCAGAAAAACTGTTGAAATTGCCGTATGGATTAGTCACGTAGTCAGCCATCTCACTCATCTTATCGTAGGAGTTTTGGTAAAGCTTGATGCTACGGTCTGGAGCATCGCAATCCTTCATGCTGTCTAACGTATCTTTAAGTTCCTTCATGTTGTTTTCTAGCGCGTAGACCTTATCGGCATCTTTTTCAAGGGATGCTGATACGACCGTGCTTGGATCGAAATTATTATCTGACGTGTCGTCAAAGATTCCATCTTGCCAAGCATCGTAAATGTTGTTGGCGATATCTTCGGCATCGGTGGAAGTTTTGGCATACAGCTTAGTGTATTTTTCAGCATAGTTATCAAAGCGGTTGTTACGCTGAGTTGCGATGCTATTCTCAACCGCTCCGGCGCCAAAGCCAAGTACCAAGCTAGCAGCTAAAACAATTCCAGCAATTATTGTTCCCTTTTTACCAACCTTAAAAGTAATCTCATTTCCAGATGTTCGGCCAACAAGTAGAGTGATCAGAAACCCGATCGCAACCACAAAGGCCATGATTGCCACTAGATAGCCCACACCTGATAAAAATAACGCAGTTTCCATTGTCAGTCCCTCCCAAAAGCTTTTAACGTCAATCATGGTTGGACGTATATTGCTATATTAAATCCGCAAGAACTAACGGGATTCCAAATGTTTGGCAAAAAGCCGTTTGATTGTTAATTTCAATATCCTGTCGGCTAGCATAGTTTTTGATCAACTTAACTCCGTAAACATTAGCAGCGTACTCATTCTTAATTGAGAGCGAGGGTGATGAGTAGCGATTAATCCCTTCATCGCCACCTATCAAATGTCCCATCTCGTGAGCAACTACGAATCCATACTCAGGTTTGTTTCTCCAGCTGGTGTTAATCCACACGGCTTTGTCTTTTTGCGATGAAAAACCCGCAAGGGATGCTGGAAGCTGATCAGTAAAGGTTACCCCAAATCCGTGATCAAATCCCCAATTAACCAGATAAGTGATTAGCTCTTCCATTTTAGTCATCCCCCTTTCGATATGCGTCCAGGAGGGCCTTAATCATTTCTTTTTCCTGATCATTGATTGGCTTACCGTTGTACATACGGACACCGTCTAATAGGTCGACAGGCGCATTGCTAGAATGATCTTCTCTACCTAATAGGTAATTAGGTGTGACATCCAGAACCTTAGCAACTTTTTCTAACTTATCAAAAGACGGACTAGTATTCTTCCATTTGTATATAGCATTAGGCCCGAGTCCAGCTCTTTCATTAACAGTTCTAAGGCTCAAGCCTTTCTGTTTAGAGATTGTTTTAATCCTATCAAGTAAGTTCATGGTAAAAACTCCAAAGTAATAAACCTGTTCAGAAAAAATTCTAAAAATTACTTGATGAATTTAGAAAATATGTTAGTATAGAATCATCAAGTAATTGAGCAATAAAAATACAGCGTCAACAAACCTTATGTTTTAGGGAAGTACAGGGAATGGTGACGTTATTTAATTGCTTACAGTTTAGCAAATTTTCTGACTGTATTCAATAACTTGATCAAAAAATAACAAATAAGGGGGGACAAAGTGTATGCCAGTTGAAGAAGCAAACCTTAAAAAGGCTAGTAACAGTGTTGAAATTGCCATTAAGTATCAGCTTATGGTGCATGGCATCAAGCAGAAAGACCTTGCTAAGCGAATCCATACGACACCGGCACAAATCAATCGGGCCATTAAAGGAAGCAATGACCCGCGATCAGTTGAGATCCGGATGATGATATATCGAGAGCTAGGGATGAATGATTAACGAAAACATTGCTGACCAAGAAAGCCAGCTGGGAGATTAGGAGGAACAAGTGTGGAAAACCAAGTAGAAATTATAAAGCAAGTAAACGATCAGGATGTTATGGATAGCCGAGATGTGGCAAAGATGATTGGCAAGACTCACAAGAACCTAATGCGTGACATTCGCAGTTATATCAACGATTTCGAGCCCGGCTCAAAATTGAGCCCGGCGGAATTCTTCATTGAATCCACGTACTTAGATCAGAACAAACAAGAACGACCATGCTATCTGCTCACCAAGCAGGGATGCGAATTCGTGGCCAACAAGCTGACCGGCAAGAAGGGGACGATCTTCACAGCAACCTACGTCGGTTTATTTAACCAATACCAAGCCGAACACAACAGCAAGATGATCGGCGCCGACAAGAATCTCACTCGTGAGAACTTAGAATTCAAGCTCAAGTGGTTAGCAGAAATGCGGAAGCAAAACATTAATAAGGAACACCAGCTTCGCAATGAAGACGCCAAAATCTGGCTGGAATTAGCAAATGTTGCTGATGATTACGGCAAACGTCGAATGGCAACGGAGATGCGGAACGAAGCGATTAACACAATGATCTCCTTACCAGTTGGTGGCCAGCGGGAATATACGGCCAGCGAGATTGCCAATAAGTTAGGTGTTTCTGCGATTCAGATTGGCAAGTGGGGTAACAAGCTGGGGATCAAACGGGATCAACACTTGAGTTATCGGACACCAGAAGGAGCTTGGCGATACTTTCCTGAAGCTCTCAAGGTTTTCCAAGATAATGCGTTGGAGATCCAAGACGACGATCTGGGACTGTAGGAGGACAAAGATGACAGAACAGAATAAAAAAGATAGTCAACTTAATGAAGGGAATATCTATGTTGATGCAGAGTCAATTGTCTTTAAACCACAAGCTTTTAAGGCTTGTGACGATCAACAAAACTCCGAAAGTAACGGGGAAAGGGGTTGGAGGTAAGCGGCAATGAAAGTAAATAACTATGATGCCAGAACCGGCGAGAGGATCGCCGAAGTGAAGTTAAGTCCAGAGCAGAGTGCACGGCTGATCCGTGTTTTAAAGGAGGCGAGGTAATGCAAATCAAAATTAAAGGAACACCAGAAGAAATAAAAAAACTGCTGGCTATCGGGCAGGATAACCAACAGTTGGACGCGAAAAAACTATACAAACATATGACTAATGATTTAGCCGCCAAAGAAATTATGAAAGAACCTATTAGTCCTTATCATTTTCGTTCCTTGGACGCAAAGAAGTAAAACCTGCTTCAGCGATGGCTTCAAAGGTGGCGGCAATAACAGATGGGGCCACAGCCTTAGAAACGTTAAAACAAATTTCTCTAATGGTCCTTGCATTAGCTAGTTGTTCTTCGCTAATTGATGAATTGTCAGGACCTAAACCTTGATTTTTGAAATAAGCTTTGACCATTTCATCAGCGAAATATTTGTTATCTTCCTGCCATCTTTTCGAGGCAAAAACCTTTTTGGCAGCTTCGTAATAAAGCTCGTCTGGTACTTCTCTCATAACATTCACCTCCTTTCATTAGGGGATGACTTAATCATAGCAGAAAGAAGGTGATGCAATGGAAATTAATTTCAGCCCTGACAACTTAAAAGAGTTAGCTATCCTGGTCGCTCCACTGCTGACGATCAACCAGCCGGAACCTGATTGGGTCAAACTCAAGGACGTCCGCGATGACCTATTCGCCGGAAAATCGCCAGCGTGGATCAGACTGTTTGTCTTCGACAGTTTCCCAGAAGTTCAGATTGAAAATAACCCGCAAGGGTGGGTAAAGGGGGTTCACGGAAAAGGGAACGTTACGAGAATTTATCTTCCAACCGCTCGGGAGTGGTTGCGAAAACACCATGACGAAATCAACTGGAACGAAAAGATATAGAGGGAGGCAACCAAATGATTAAGTTAATTACCTATATTGCACTAGCGGTCTTAACGGTCATCGAGTGTAATCGTGGCGACGTTGCGACGACGCTCACCGCCGTTATCCCGTTCGTCTTGATTTCGATGGACGAATGTTTTCCGCAACTAAAAAAGCCCAGCGGCCGGCACCGCTAGGCTTCAAAATAAATTTACTACGAGGTAATTATACCATGAGAAACGAATTAAAAGTCGGATCAGCAACCTACAGTCTGATCCGATCAACCGAAAACTTGCTAGCCGATACTAATCGGTTAGCTGTTCATCCTCCACTTACAAAAGGTGAAGCAGTGATTGATTATCAAGCACTAGTCGACCAAGCAGAGCGACTGGTTCTTAAAGCGAAAGATCTAAAGCATGAAGTCACAGGAAGATTCTGACAAAGGAGGCAAAGCAAATGAAACTGTATGAATTAAGCGATGCTTACCGTGAACTACTAGATCGTGACGATTTAGACCCACAAGCGGTCGTCGATACGTTAGACGCGATCAAGGACGAAATCGAAACTAAGGCGGACAATATCGCCAGTTTGATTGATGAACTCCAGTCTAGCGCCGAACGCAAAAAGGCTAAGGCTAAGGACTGGAATGAATCCGCCAAGGCAGACCTGCAACGGGCCCAATGGTTGAAGCAGTATCTGACATCCGAACTAGATAATGCCGGGATTAAGAAAGTTGAAACTGATAATCACTTATTAAGTGTCCGGAACTTTAAAGCCTCAACGGTGATTGATGATGAGGATAAAATCCCAGATCAGTATCGTAACTACGCCAAATATGAAGGGATGTACGACGTGATGAAGCAAGACGTATACACAGCTCTTAAAGATGGCAAAGACGTCCCTGGCGCACACCTTGAACAAAATAGAAACGTGGTGATCAAGTAATGGAAATTACATCAATGAAAAATGCCCAGCGGACCAAAAATTGGCGGATCTGCATCTACGGCAAGCCAGGTGTGGGGAAAACTTCCGCTGTGAAATTCATAAATGGCAAAACGTTGGTCTTGGCGTTGGATAACTCAGCTAAGGTGCTGGCAGGTCAAGATGTGGACGTGGTTGAGTTTGACCGGGTTCACCCTGACCAAGCAGTCACCGAGTCTCTTCGAGATATGCAAGTTGAGCAGAAGAACTACGACAACCTGGTGATTGACAACATCTCAAGCTTTGAGCGTGACTGGTTCATCGAACGTGGCCGGGCCACTAAGTCGGGGATCAACAATGAACTGCAGGACTACTCCGCGTGGACAAATTACTTCGCACGAGTAATCAGTGCTTTCTACCAACTAGACCTCAACATCTTGGTCACAGCGTGGGAAGCCCAAGTGCCAATCACCACTGCAAGTGGCCAGACTTTTAACCAGTTTGCACCAGAAATTCGTAATTCCGTCCGGGACATGTTTATGGGCCTAACCGATATTGTCGGCCGGATGATCATCAAACCGGACGAATCCCACACGAGAGGAGTGATCCTAGAGGGGGATGACAGTGTCTATGCAAAGAACCGGCTTGATAAGCGCGCTGGATGCGTAATCGAGGAGCTGTTTAACTTTGACGTTTAAGCCTTACCCTTACCAGCAAGATCTGATTGACAAGGCGAGAAATTCACTTGCCAAAGGTAACCGAGCCGTATTGCTAGTCAGTCCGGCAGGCTCCGGCAAGTCGGTGGTAATCGCTGAAATTGCCCGAATGGCAGTCGAAAAAGGCGGTCACGTCCTGTTTATGGTCCACCGTAAGGAGCTAGTCGATCAAATCAAAGAGACCTTTAAGGCCGATGAGATAGATCTTACCCACACAACCATCATGACTGTGGGACGGATTAAAAACCGGCTAGGAAAATTGCCGAAGCCGACGTTAATCATCACCGATGAAACGCACCACGCCCTCGCTAAGACCTACCGAACCATCTACGATCATTATTCAGGTGTCACTCGGTTAGGCTTTACCGCAACTCCCTGGCGCTTGTCAGGGAAGGGACTTAAAGACGTCTACGACGATATGGTCGAAGGCCCAACGGTGAAATGGTTAATTGATCACCACTATCTCGCCCCGTTTACGCTTTATGGCTATAATGCCGATACGTCAATGCTTAAAAAATCATCAACCGGTGATTACACCACTAAATCAATGGACGACTTCGCTAGTCACATCATCTATGGTGACGTCATCAAAGAATGGCGAGAGAAGGTGGACGACCAAAAAACCATCATTTACTGCCACTCCATTGAATTTAGCAAGCAAGTCGCCCAGGCGTTTAACGAGGCGGGAATTCCAGCAATGCATGCCGACAGTAAAACGCCGGCCGCCGAACGTGACCAGATCATGAACGACTTTAAAAACGGCAAGATTACCGTATTATGCAACGTTGATCTTATAAGTGAAGGCTTTAATGTTCCGGATTGCTCGTGTGTGGTCATGCTAAGGCCAACTCAATCGTTAGTTTTGTACATTCAACAGTCAATGCGCTGTATGCGATACCAGCCCGGCAAACAAGCAACCATCATTGATCACGTTTCAAACTATGAAAACTTCGGGCTACCGGATGCTGATCGAGAATGGACACTCGAAGATCGCTTAAAGAAAAAGGGTGGTGGTGACGGGCAATCTACTCGGACTTGCGATAAATGCTTTGCCGTTATCCCGATCTCCTGCCGGACTTGCCCGGTATGCGGAGCTGAATTAGAGACCGAATCAACCGAGCTGATTAACGACAAAGCGGTTCATCTGACCGAAATTAAAAACTTTAAACCGTTAACTACTAACTATCTGGTAACTAAGAAACCAGCTGAGCTTAACTCAATGCAAGAACTCTACGCCTATGCCGAGGCTAAAGGCTACAAGCGGGGATGGGCGTGGTATCAAGGCAAACAACGAGGCTGGGTTAAATAAGAAAGGAATTAAATCATCATGGCTTTTATCACTACTAACTACTCAAACAACCAACACATCACTAACGGTCCACTTCCCGAAGGGGACTACGAATTCATCATCAACGGCGTGCAAGAACACGCATCAAAGGGTGGCAACACGGCGATTAACTTTGACCTGATCGTTCGTAATGACCTTGACCAGGCCTTACCAGAAACCAACGGCAAGCAACACAATCGCCACCTTTTCGTCAACGAATGGGCCGGTCGAGAAACGCAACAATACAACAACAACCACTTGATGTATTTCATGGAAGCTGCTGGGATTCCAGAAGGAACCAACATCGAAACGATGGACGACTTCTTCGAGGCTCTCTACCACAAGCCGGTACGAATCCACGTAACAGTGCAAGATAACGACTATAACGGTACGGTTACGAAAGAAAACCGGCCAGCACCATGGAACTGGGAAAAGAGCCAATTCCCCCAAGTGGCACACCAATTCAAGCAACAACAGACGCCAAAACCACAGCAACAGACACCAGTCTTCAATAACCCACAACCACAAGACCAGACACCATTGCCATTCTAATTAACTAACTTAGGGCAGTGACCATAGACCATCGGACGGGTGAGAGGCCCGCTAGCGGAAAGGGAGATTTAATTATGTATGAACTCATTCCAGATGAATTAAGAAAACTCAATCAATGGGGGTTGTTTCACCGAGAGTGGGTTGAGAAACGCGGCAAGTATACCAAAATCCCAATCAACCCATGGGACGGTAAGAACGGTAAGTCAAATGACCAGTCCACCTGGTCGGATTTTGATACCGCCATACGAGCCTTAGACGTTTTCCCACAAGCGGATGGTTTAGCTTTTTACTTTGCTAATGGCTACGTAGGGATGGACATTGACCATATCGCTGATGAGCTCGAAAAGGTCAAGGAAGGCGACCAGTCAATGGATAACCTGGTGATCCAAGCAGAGCACTTGACCAAAAACACTTACATGGAGCTATCCATGAGTGGTGAAGGAATTCACGCAATTTTTAAAGGTAAGATCACTGGTAATCGTCGCCGGAAAGGCAACTTTGAACTCTATCAATCTGGTCGTTTCTTTGCTTTGACCGGTAACGTCTTACGGGGTAAATACGATATCCAATCCCTGAATGAGAAAGAAATGGTCACCCTATACAACAACTTCTTCCACGAAGAGAATGTAGTTGAATTCCCAAAAAAGGCGAACATTGACTTTCAACCCAACAATTTAACTGAAGCTGAGGTGATGGATCGAGCACTAAAATCGAGCACCGGTGGTCGCTTTAAAGTCTTTGTGGAGGGTGGCTGGGAACAGTTTTACCCCAGCCAGTCGGAAGCAGACCTGGCTTTTGCCAACGATTTAGCGTTTTGGACAGGTCGAGATTTTAAGCAGATGGATAGCATCTTCCGTAAGTCGAGTTTGATGCGGCCAAAATACGATGAAAAGCATGGAAAAACAACCTATGGTGTGGCGCTGCTTAATAAAGCAATTAGTGAAGCAAGCGATGTTTACACGCCATCACAACGCAAACCACATCTTCACTATGACCTATCGTTCCTAAAAAAAGATCGGGATAAGCCGAAACCGCCTCGCGGGTGGAACGACATGGGGAATGCCTTGCGGATGACCGATCGTTACGGCAAGATCATCGGCTACTCTTACGTGGACAAAGTCTGGTGGTACTACGATGGCACCCAGTGGTTGGTCGATGATGAAGGTAAAATCGAAAAATTGGCCGACAAAACGGTAGAAGCGATGGCTGATGAGAAGGTTGTAATTGCACCTGGCGTTGATGAAGAAGAAGCAATGACTAAATGGAACAAATTCAAAGAGAAGTCTAAAAGCAACCGGTCAAAAAAGGCAATGCTTGATGAAGTTAAACACCACGTTGCTGTAAAACACGGCGATTTCGATAAGGAAAAGATGCTAATCAACACTGTGTCGGGATACGTTGATTTAAGCTCAGGGATTTTAAAAGATCACGACGTTGATAAGTACTTTTCCAAAAAGACGAATGCTGAATACACGGACAACATCGATTGTCCTGAATGGGAACATTTCTTAAACCAGATTTTTGAAGGTGACGAAGAAACAATCCATTACATTCAGAAAGCAGTCGGTTACTCTGCAACCGGAAGCACGCGAGAACAAGTGATGTTTTTCCTCTATGGTAATGGCCGGAATGGGAAGTCACTATTCATTAACACGATCGCCGACGTCTTAGGAAGCTATGCTAAGACCATGAACGTGGAATCGATCATGGTTAAGCACGCATCCGGGAATGCAAACTCCGATATCGCTCGCCTCGAAGGAGCACGAATGGTTGTTTCTAGTGAAGCTAACGAGGGGTCCCGCTTAGATGAAGGTCTAGTCAAGCAATTGACCGGTGGTGACAAGGTAGTAGCACGTCAGCTTTATGGGAAAGAATTTGAATTTTCCCCACAGTTCAAGTTATGGATGGCGACTAACCACCAACCATTGATTCGAGGCACCGACGATGGGATCTGGCGGCGAATCAATTTGATTCCATTCAAGGTTCAAATTCCTGAAGACCAAGTCGATAAGGACTTGAAGTACAAGCTCCAACGAGAAAACGCTGGAATAATGAAATGGATTGTAGAAGGAGCCATGATGTGGCAAAGGGAGGGATTAAATCCTCCACAGTCTGTATTAGATGCCAGCAATGAATATCGCTACGAAATGGACGTTATCTCGCTTTTTATCGACGACTGCTGTGAAACTGGCGATGACTATAAAGCTCCTGCTGGTGAGCTATTCAAGAAATACCAAGAATGGGCCAAGGAATCGTCTGAGTACAGCATGAGCAAGCAAAAGTTTGGTCGAGAAATGAGAAAGAAATTTAAATACAAGCGAATGAGTAACGGTCGTTTCTATGTTGGTTTAAAAATCAATGTGGACTCCAGATTAACTTTTAATCAGCAAGTGTGACGGAACTTGTGACGGACAAAAAATCGCCTAATCCCTTGTGGCTCTAGTATTATATTTACTTTTTTCTTATATGACGGATAAAAGAAGTAAGAGTATATATAGAAAGATATAAAAGTATATATAGAAAGAGCTTTGGATCAAGAAATCCGTCACGGATGAAAAAATAATCCCAAATCCTTACTGCCGTAAGGGTTACAGCGCCTTTTTGTCCGTCACATAGAACTGTCACTCCACCTTGAATACAGGAGAATTTTATCAATGTCACAACCAGAACATTTAATTCAAGACCAGATCCGTTTAGCTTTATCAGCGCATCAATGCACGGTTTTTCGCGTCAATGTGGGTAAGGTACGGCTGCCAGACGGCCGCATCTTTCAGACCGGTGTACCTAGTGGTCATCCGGACCTATACGGATTTCGGTGGTCAGACCATCAGACCTTTTATATCGAAGTTAAAACATCGACTGGACGACCACGCAAGGATCAGGTGCGGTTTCATGAGTTCCTCACCAAGCGAGGCGTAATCCATGGGATTGCCCGATCGCCAGAGGACGCCATAAAGATTGTGGATGGAGGATTAGTTGGTTATGGATTTAAGCAGTGAACTGGAGGTGATTTAATGGAAAAACTTTTGCAGTACGACGACGTTGAGCCCTTATCAGAGGCAGATGCCAAAGCAGAGTTCGATGATTGGATGAAACAAGCCATCATGGACGACAAGGCACAATAGGAGAACGCTTTGAGAGCGGTTTACCCGTTTTCAAGCGCAAAAAAGAGGCAAAAAACGAAGATAAGAGGTGATTAAGTATGAATCTGCTGACACCAAGTCTGTTGGCGGCGATTGATTGGGACGAGTATAAGCGGTACGGACGTGAGCTCACGCCTTCCACTGTGGATTGGATCGAACAAAACGGGAAACCGAACGTCGAGTTTGAGTTCCTGGTGCTTCAAAAGGCGATCGAACGGAGCGAACGAGTTCGGAGATCAAAAGAGCGTATCAGAGCTATACAGAATCGACATGCGTACGAACAAAAGCGAACGCAGATGATGAGAGACAAAGGAATGCGTTGGAATGAGATTCGAGCCGAGTTCCGGAAGAAGTACCGATCGTTGTCAAAAGAAGGACAAAAAAACTTTCTGGTGTTTTTAAATCGTGAATACTTGATTCCAACGGCAGAGCTGGAAGTTATTACGGGGTTAAAGGATTATCAGATAAAGTACATTTTATACAAAGATGGAGGGCCACTTGATGAGGAAGGAAACTGAAATACTTCGCCCGAAGTATTATCTTGACAAGCGAGGCCACGACCTGTTCTGGCATTTTGAGCATGGCTATTATCCGGCAGTGGTGGCAATCAGCTTCTGCTATCTCAACATGCTTAAGTACGAGAAGCGTGCCGGCCGGAAAACCCAAGATCCAAGCGAGGACTTGAAAAAAGCTAGGACTTACTATGATGAGTACGTAAAGTTGCTAAAAAAACGCGAAAAGGATGAAATTCACGATCAGGGCTTAGAGCGAGTGCTAGACTGCTCAGACTTGAAGGAACGGGGAAAAACCTACCTCAAGCGCCTGGATCGCATCGAAGAAGACATCAAGAGCGGTCGAGCAAAACAATAGGAGGATTATATGACTTACGAAGAATTGAATAATCAAAAGAACTTCGACGTCAACCTTCACTATTCAGTTAGCGAGGTGGCGATCTTAGCACCATCCCTTGATACCTTTGGCGGGGATGATCCGATTGTTACCATCAGTAAGGTTGAACCGTTCAACTATCATCCCAGAGATTACCGTGACACGGTGCTAGACTTAGATGACTGGAATGAAGCGGTTAAATTAGCCCAAGAATTGGCGATGACGCCGCTAAACGAGCGTGGCAAGGTAATTAACCATGACTGGATTAAAAAGGCACAGAGAACGTTACAAGGGATTCTAGGAAGGGGTTAGATTTTGAGAGATTTTATCGAGTGGCTTCTGGCCGTCCTTGTGGCGTTAGTGTTTTCTAATGGCTTAGCGTGGCTGTTAGTCGGAATCCCGGTTTGGCGATGGTGAGACTTACAAAATAAAAAGCACCCATGCAGGGCGCTTTCAAAACAAATATTAATCCAATTACACAGCGAGGAGTGCACTTCATGGGACTGTTTCCGCAAATTGATAAACAAGCAACAATTGACAAAGTGCGTCATTTCTTTTGGGACGATGACCGATTTGAAGGGATCTGTTTGAGAGCGGGTAACTATGGCTTACGATCGCCGCAATTAGATATTACTGGGATCAGAGGCAGCTCAGCCTTTAACTCGACTGATGATCGGCTGGCCGACATTGCCGACTGCTTACATGCGATTTGCGCCGTTCACGAGGCCATTCAAAGTTGTCGGTATTCGTCCAGGATCATTTTGAAAGAACGTTTTTTACCGGGTTTTAGAGATCGTATGTACGTTAAAGAACTGGCGCCGAAGCTAGAACGATACAGTGATGATGGCTATAAGGCACTAGAGGAGCGGGCCTGCCTTGATTTCGCGGATATCATTGAGCCAAAGTGTGCAGTATACCGTGTTGATCGTCAATTAATTCCTGATTTTCACGTCTACTTCAAATCGGGGATGAATCGGGAATGAATCGGGAATCGAACGGAGACCACACGGGGATAAAAGGGCATATACTGGTATTGTCAAAAAGAATGATTAAGTCCCCGTTGGATTGGCACTTACTCTGGGTTCAACTCCACAGGCCTTGATTGTCCGCAATGACAATAAACTACGATCATTTTATTTTTACCTCAGCCTAGTCAGTTCGACTGGGCTTTTGTATTATATGTATGAGGTGAAAATAAAATGTTAAAAATTGATTGTGATGATTGGAGAAACACAGAACGTCTGTACTCATATAGATATAAATGTGGATATTGTGGACAAACAGTTGGGGCAAATTATGGATATACGGTAAACCATCATTATAATGATGATTATGCAATTTACTTGTGCCCGTATTGTGGGAGGCCATCTTTTATGGAGAACGGTATGATGACACCTGGATCTGCTTATGGGCAACCAATAACTAACTTGCCTGATACAGTACAGAGTTTATATGATGAAGCACGTAATTCATATCAAGCTGGGGCATTTACGGGCGTTATTCTTATATGCCGTAAAGTTTTAGCGAATGTTGCAGTTTACTATGGTGCTAAAGATGGTCAACGATTTGTTAAGTATGTTGATTATCTTGTTGAGAACGGTTATGTTCCAGAGAAAAGCCGAGAATGGATTGATGAGATTAGAACGGAAGGTAACAGTGCTACTCATAATCAAACGGCTAAAAATAAGAGCGATGCACAACGAATTTTAGACTTTGTTCAAATGTTGCTACTAATTAATTTTAAATTTAATAGTGATTACAATAATTCAGAAAATAGTAATTAAATACAAAAACTAAGTCAGCTTAACGGCTGGCTTTTTATTTTGGTAATGCCACTCAATCTTACAAAGTGGCTGGTTCAATTCCAGCTCGTCAGGTTGTCCTTCATAGGCTTTTAAAAGTTTCGCCGCTGGTTCCTCCAGCGGTTTTTTTATACATAAAATAATAAGGGGGTGATACCGTGAAACCAACCAAACTGTCGTTTATCAACGGCAAGCCGGCCATAGTTGACTATGACACTAGGGTACGGCACGACAACGACCAAGCGTATAACTATCATCGCAAGGTATCCGATGACGAGTACGTGAGGTTCTACAAGACATCTGATTGGCGCAAGATGCGTGAACAGATATTGGAAAGAGATTTCGGTTTGTGCCAACGCTGTGGAATGGCCGCTGAATTGGTGGATCACATCATCCCTAGCAAGGACGACTGGGACGACCGATTGAACCCTGACAACCTTCAATCACTCTGTCGTGCGTGTCACAAGGTCAAGACCAAACGGGAATGGATGAAGCATCATAAAGGAAGCGAACGTTACATGGAGATTAAGATTGTGTGTGGATTGCCTGCGAGTGGTAAGTCAACATATGTCAAGCGCCACATGACTGATCATGATCTGATCTATGATTATGATGAGTTGATGCAGACGCTGACTGGCTTGCCTAGTCGGTCACGTAACCACGACGCACATGACTACATCATGCTGTTCCTTGATCAGATGTTACGCAAGCTTAAGGCTGAGCAAACATTCAACAACGTTTGGATCATCAGGACATTGCCAGACGAGCGGATCGATGGACTGTTGGCTAACTATCATCACATTGATCATATCTTGATCGATACTGATTCAGCGATTTGCGAAAAAAGACTGAAAGAACGTGGACAAACGATTGCATTCAACGAGATCAAAAATCAGTTCAAAAATGCGAGGTTCGAACACTTCCGGCGCGTCAAAAACCGCTAAGCCCCCTCAAAAATGAACGGGGGGTACATTTTTAAAGACTCGAGAACGCACATCGACCTTTTTGCATGCAAAATTCCAACAATTTTTGTTTATGAGACCACAACAAAAAACCGCCGGCCAAAAATGACCAGCGGTTTTAATGACTTAACCATAGCACGGAGGTGAGATTTTGGCAAGAAAACAAAAATTATTAAGTCAATCAACCGGTCATCTGCGGATCGTTGAACAGGAGGCTAAATATAAGGCCGAATTTCTCGCCAAAGATGGCTATCCAGAATTACAGAAGTCACCACCGAAGTATCTAGATAAGAATGCTAAGGCAGAGTACCGGCGCATTATACAGGCAATTGGTGATTTGCCGTTGCGTGATCTAGACCACGCCGAACTTGAGAATTACTGCACCTGGTATTCAATTTATAAGGACACGTCCTGCACACTCCCCTCTGTGGGTGATCCAGACGAGCGGGAACGCCTAATCCGGACGCTAGATAAAGCGACTAAAAACATCAAATCGCTGGCTAGTGACTTAGGCTTGAATGTCAACAGCCGAATGCAAATGAACATGCCAAAGGTTGACGAGGGTAAGCAAAAGGAATCATTTAGAGAGAAGTATGGTATCTCATGATCGACTATGCTAAGAAATACGCTGAAAGCGTGATTAGTGGCGAGAAAACAGCTGGGAAAAAGGTTATTTTAGCTGCTAAACGCTACTTAAATGATTTAAAAGCGTCCGAAAGTGATGATTTTCCTTACTTTTATGATATTGAACGAGCAAACCGGGTAATTCAGTTCATGGAGATTCTCCCCGACCCTAAAACCATGCAAGCTTATCCATTGGCCGACTTCCAGCGTTTCATCATCGCCAACATGTACGGTTGGTGGAAAAAAGAGGACGCCACTAAGCGCCGATTCCGTAAGGCTATGCTTTCGATGGCCCGCAAGAATGGTAAATCGATTCTTATTTCTGGTGTGGCTCTGTATGAATTTCTGATGGGCAATTCACCAGAGTTCTCGCGTCAGATATTCTGTACGGCCAACGACCGTAAACAAGCTAATATCGTTTTTACGATGATCAAGAAACGGTTAAACGCATTACGGTCACGTGAAGGTGATATTAAGCGTGGAACTAAGGTGATGCGCGACGTCATTGACAACCTGGACGATTATTCTTACGTGCGTGCGCTCTCTCGTGATACAGGGACGGTCGATGGTTTCGAACCACACGTTGGAATTCTGGATGAATACGCCGCTTCTAAGACAACCGAAATGATGGAACTGCTGGAATCTGGTCAGGCCTTGCTTGACAATTCGCTGATTCTCATTATTTCAACCGCCGGATTTGACCTTAATGCGCCGATGCATACGATCGAATATCCGTACGCCACTAAGATTTTAAGTGGTGAGGTTGTGGATGACACCTACTTTGCTTACATTGCCGAGCAAGACGACGCGGCCGAAGTGGACGACAAGTCAATGTGGATTAAATCTAACCCGATCCTTGCCATACCAGAACTGCAAGACCAGGTTTACGGCTATCTCGACAAGCGCTGGACTGAGGCTAAGGAAAAAGGAACTCGTAACGCTGTTCTCGTAAAAAATTACAATATGTGGCGTCAGGCGGAAGAAGATTCGTATATGGATATCGACACTTGGAACGCCGCTTGCGTGGATCCGATTAACATTGATGGCCAACGTGCTTGGATTGGTATTGACGTGGGTAAATCATCTGACCTTTATGCGATTAGCTGGTTAATACCGCAAGAAGGTTTCTGGTACGCAGATTCGTACGCGTTCGTGGCCACCAAGTATGGCCTAGACGCTAAGATTAAAGCCGATCGCCTTGACTATCGGCGATTGGAGAAGATGGGCCAGTGTGAGATCACACAGCTCGAATCTGGTGTCATTGACGTGGAGCGAGTCTATCAATGGCTTGACAACTTCGTGGAGGAACATCATCTGGACGTGCAGGCAATCTGTTTCGACCCCGCTCAGTATGGCCCTTTACTGACGCAGATTGAAAAAGGGCATCCCGAGTGGCAACAGATACAGATCAGGCAAGGCACGTTGACGCTGTCCATGCCGACTAAACAGTTTCGTGATGACGTGCTTGACAAGCGGGTTCTGCATCCCAACAACGAGATTCTAGCCGGCGCAATTTCTAACGCGGTGCTCAGGTCGGATAACAACGGTGTCAGAATCGACAAGAACCGTTATTCAAACAAGATCGACGCAGCCGATGCTTTGCTTGACGCGTATGCCGTTTGTTTCCGAGATGATATCGACAACTATTTAACTGATGATGACGTGATGAGTGACGATTTTGGCTTTTAAGGAGGGGATGCAATGGATTTCTGGGAAAATAACGAGCCGGCTATTTTGCTTTTGCTAGGCTTTTTAGGGTTTGCCATCTGTGCATTCTCTAAGGGCCTTTTTTTAGGCGTCATGGTCGTCAGTTTTGAACTAATGATTCTCGCCGTGCTATCGGCAATTAGAGGGGAGTGAGAACGTGAATGCTGTTTAAAATGCCAGAAAAACGCGACTGGGCTACTGACTACATCGATGAGGGCTTGATTCCGAGCTGGTCAAACTCTGGGCGGTATATCGGGATTAGCGCGCTGAAAAACTCTGACGTACTAACTGCTGTGTCGTACGTGGCTAGTAGCGTAGCCCGCTTTCCTCTTGTGGTTCTAGACGACGAAAAGAACGAAACCAAGAAGATTAAATCAGTTGACTATTTGTTGAATAAGCACCCTAACGATACGTTATCGGCCTACCATTGGAAATTTATTATGACGGTCAACGCAATTCTAACAGGGGATGCTTTTACCCGGATTATTCGCGATCCGAAAACTGGCGACCCGCTGGAATTGCAATACTTTCCGACGTCACAAACCTATATCGATGATTCAGACGTCAAGAATATCAAGTATGAATTTACGCCGATCAACATTAAAGGCGAGTCCAACACCATCATTGTGGACGCTAATGACGTGATTCATTTCATGTTTTTCACCTATGACGGTATTCATGGTCGGTCACCGTTGCTTTCATTGGGTGATGAGATCGGTCTGCAAGAAGACGGGATCAGTACTCTGCGCCGTTTCTTCAAGTCTGGCTTAAAGGGTGGGATTCTTAAGCTGTCCGGATCCAGACTGAGCAAGGAAACTCGGCGCAAGGCACGGATCGAGTTTGAGTATGCACAAAACGGTGGCACTGCTGGCAGCCCAATTGTCATGGATTCCACGATGGATTACACGCCGATTGAAGTTGATACCAACATTCTCCAGTTGATCAATTCAAACAACTATTCAACTAGCCAGATCGCTAAGGCACTTCATATTCCCGCTTACAAGTTGGCGGTCAATAGTCCAAACCAATCGATCAAGCAACTCAACGAGGACTTTATCAAGTCTGACTTACCGTACTATTTCAAACCGGTCACGAGCAACCTTGAAATGACGATGCTAACTGATCGGCAACGTCATAATTACCACATTGAGTTTGATACCCGCAGAGAAACTGGCCTAACAGCCGACGAAGTAAACAAGTTGGCTAATAATACGGTGATCACGCCAAACGAAGGCCGGGTATTGATGGGAATGCCGAAGTCAGACAATAAGGACCTGGATCGATTCCAATCCACTCTCAACACTGTCTTTTTGGACAAAAAAGAATCATATCAAGATTCAGAGAAAGGGGGTGAGCATAGTGACAATCGATTTGGAAACTCGTCAAGTAACGGCCCCGTTGACGCTGGAGCGGACAGCACAGAATGATGATGAACCGGAACACACCGTTATTACTGGATATGCATTGAAGTACAACAAACCGTCCGAGATTTTGGGCGGTTTTTGTCGTTTTATAGAGGAAATCGAACCTGGTGCACTTGATTCGGCGGATATGTCTAATGTGGTGGCCACGATCAATCACGATCAAAGCCAAGTTTTGGGACGTTCAGGAGTTAATTTGACGCTTGAACCAGATGACATTGGCCTTAAATTTACTGTTGAGCCGACAGATACGTCATTTGCTCGTGATTTGGTGGCGAACATCAACGCGGGTGTGATTAATCAATGTAGTTTCGCGTTTACCGTCGCGCCTGATGATGACGCGGAAGATTGGCAAGAATCCACGCGTGATGGTGTGGATTATGACCGAACAATTCGTAAGATTGACCATCTCTACGACGTCTCGGTCGTAACGACGCCAGCATATCCGGACACGGAAGCCGTTGTCGGCCAACGGTCCATCAATCGGGTTCGGGAGCAATCTCATAGCGCGATTGATAAGGAACGGCGGAAGTTATTGCTGCAATACGAAAAGGAAGAGTTACTTAACTCACTCTAAAACAGGAAGGTGAACACATGTTTGAAGAAAAAATTAAGGAACTGCTTGCACAATTGGAAGGTAAGCGGTCGCTAGTCAACGAAAAGACAACAGAAATGCGCTCTCTCTTGACCAATGAAGAAGCAAGTGAAGACGACGTGAACAAGGCTAAGGCTATGCGCTCCGATATCGACAAGCTGAATGAAGAAATTCGGTCTATCGAAGATGACATTAAGTTGTATCGCACTGCTGAAAAGGGCAACCCGGCACCAGAACCACACGAACCTAACGGTGATGATGGCGACGAAAAGCGTGCCTTCAATGATTTCCTGCACCCGGAAAAGCGGGACGGTGGTATCGTATCGACTGATGTCTCCAAGACGATCCCAGAATCAATCCAATATAACCCAGAAAATGAAGTTAAGTCGGTCACTGACCTGTCCAAGCTGGTAACGCAATTCCAAGCCACGACGGCATCCGGTACGTACCCTATTTTAAAGAAGGCTACGGCCAAGATGGCATCCGTTGAAGAACTGGCTAAGAACCCAGATCTGGCAAAGCCTGTCTTCACGGACGTTGACTGGAAGGTCCAAACGTATCGTGGCTCGATTCCTGTATCTCAAGAATCAATTGACGACTCTGCAATTGATCTGGCTGGTTTAGTTGCGCGCAACGCCAACGAACAAAAGATCAACACGACCAATGCAGCTATTTCTGCCGTGCTTAAGTCATTTACGGCTAAAGCAATTGCCGGCGACTCTGTGGACGACATCAAACACATTTTGAACGTTGACCTTGACCCAGCCTACAACAAGACGATCGTTGCTAGTCAATCGTTTTACCAATACCTTGACACGCTCAAGGACAAGAACGGTCAATACCTGCTGCATGAACCTATCACCGATGGTTCTCCGCGAATGCTGTTAGGCGTTCCGGTTGTCATTGTTGAAGACGAACTGCTGGGTGCTGCAGGCGAAGCCCATGCCTTTATCGGCGACCTGGCACGTGGTGTTCTGTACGCAAACCGTAAGGATATCCAAGTCAAGTGGGCAGATGACAACATCTACGGTCAATATCTTCAAGCCGCTGTACGTTTTGATACCAAGCAAGCTGACGCTAACGCCGGCTACTTTGTAACCTACACGCCAGCGGGAAAATAACGACGTCCGGTTCGGCGGACGCTAAGCCAACCGATGCCAACACGGTTGACCAGATTAAGGCTTACCTTGACGCACACGGCATCAGCTACACGTCAAGTATGACTAAGCCTGACTTGTTGGCACTTGTTAAGTAGGTGATGGCTTATGATGCTGACAGACGCTGAGTTTGACAATCTTAAAAACTACTGCAAGATCGATCAAGACTACGATGATGACGTCCTTAAGATGATCATCAATGCCGATGAGATTGAGATTGCGCGGGCGATTAAGGCTAGCTCGCTCCCGAGCCAGTATGTCAACGAACCGCGCTTTAAGATTGCATTAATGAAACAAGTCAAAGAGGACTACTATCAGCGTGGTCTGACTGCTGATGCCTATCGTCCCGAACTGACATCAGGTATCAACGGTATCATCAACCAATTGCGAGGTGAGTTGGACAGTGAAGACAACTAACATGACGGAGCGGATCACATTTTGCTCTCGCCAGACAGGGGTTGACCCAAAAACTCACCGTCCTGTTAAGTCACAGCTGGTTGATGAATTTTCGGTTTGGACCGAAGTCGAAAGTATGAAAGTTCGTGATTTTACTACTAACACCGTCGCTTTTCGCAGGGAAACGCCGGTGTTTCTGATTGCCTATAAGACACAAAAGGAGATCCAGTCGAACTGGCTGATCAAATGGCGTGGACGGGTATATGAAATCACGGGCATGGATCCTGACTATGAGCATAAGGATCTGACTAAAATTGCCGCGCAGGAGGTGTCAGACGATGGGCGTAACGGTTAAGGGCGACCAGGAGTTGATTGAGACTTTTAAAAAGCTCGATAAAACTGTCGAAAGCAAGGCCCGTCGTGCTGTCCGTGACGGTGCTAAGACGTTTGAGCAACAGCTTAAAGCTGATACACCACGCGATAAGACCGGCACTGATCACTCTGGTATGGGGCCGTTGGCTGACCATACCAAGATTGGCAGTCTACGTGGTACGACCGGCGACATCTCAATCCCGGTCGGTTATGACGCTGAAAAGGGCTATATTGCACACTTCCCAAACTCGGGAACGTCAAAACAGCCCGCTCAGCATTTCATTGAAAAAGCACAGGCTGAATCGAAACAACACGTGCTATCTAAGTTTGTGGAGGACCTTAAGCTATGAGTTTGCCAGAAATTGAGATTGCCGATATCTTATCGGCAGACAGCGGTCTGGTAAGTTTGATGGCTAGCCTACGCCAAAGCAAACTGGACTACATCCCTATCTTTACCGAGACCCCAGACGACACGTTTATCAAAAGATCCTCTGCTCCCTGGATTCGCGTCACGCCGATTCCGGGCGATGATGAGCTGAGTGCTGATGACGTGCGCATGATCGAGTATCCGCGTGTGGAGGTCGATTATTGGGTGCGCGATGAAGGTGTGGAATCGATTGAAGAAATGCAAGAGATGATTTATGACTCCCTCATTGCTAACGGTTGGTCGCGCTACTATGTTTACCGCTACTCCGATCCGGATTTGAGTGGTTGCACGATGATCGTTAATAAGTTCGAAGGATACAAAACGAAAGGATGATTTAAATGGCAGGATCTACTCCAGCTAAATTAGCAAAGTTTGGTTGTTCAAATTTTGAATACGGTGTTGTCGGTGACGGCGACCTGGTGCAAACCACACGGAAGGTACCAGGATTAAGTGAAGTCAAGATTGAATTAACCGATGAAATGAAGACGTTAGCCGCTGACGACGGCCCGTACTTGGTGCTGTCTGGTGGTATCACCGAAACCAAGGAAACGATCAACATCTACGATCTAGATTCCGAAACTAAGAAGGATCTGTATGGTATCACGGTTGAGAAGGGTGTTGAAAAGTACGCTAAGAACATCATGCCTAACTACGTGGCTACGCTGTTCAAGACTAAGCTTTCCAACGGCAAGAACGTTTGGTTTGCCCTGCTCAAGGGTATGTTCTCCCTTCCTGGTATCTCGTCCAAGACACAAGATGGAACGCCAGACCCGGAAGCCGACGAAATCGAAGGCTCCTTTGTCCCGCGTGGGGATGCAGATACAGGAAACATTCTGCTGATTGGCCGTGAAGACAGTACGGACTTTAATTTTGAGACCTTCCACGCAATGGTCTTTCCAAAGACTGCTGATGAAGCAACCGGCAATACGGCAAGTACTGCAAGCCACTAGCCAAAAACTCGTCGCCTACGAAATGCACAGTACGAGAGGGCGGCACTGAAAGGACAGCTAAATAATGCCTTATAAGATTAAATTACTAATTAACAATAAGGAAAATGAATACGTTCGGAATGAACCACCGATGGTCGAAAATCTAATCGATGCACTCAAGATTCAACGCATCGAAATTGAAATGGACACCACCGAAAACGGCCAGACCGATAAGCAAATCGAAGAACGATTTAATGGTTATGCTGACTTTGCCGTCAAGTTTTGGCACAACCAGTTCTCCAAGAAGGACTTCTTGTCTGGCTTGCCGACCGGCGCCTTCGATTCGATCAAGAATCCTGTGTGGGATACGTTAGGATACGATCCAGACGCGCTAGAAGATGAGGACGGAGACGACGAAAAAAAATACTAACGGTCGAAATGGTCGACCGGTCAATTGTTAATTTAACTGAGTTTATCAAAGGACGTTTATCGGACGGCTATACATGGAAGGAAGCAAGTCAGCTAACGTTGGACGATATCGACCGTATGAATTACGTGTTCGAAGACAAACCAACGACGCTAGACCAAGCCTTCCCGTTCTTATTTTCGTAGGGAAGGAGGTTAAACAATGGCACAATCGATGGGGCATATCGCTGCTACGGTCAGTCTGGATATCAATCCGTTTAAGGCTAGCAACAGCCAGTTAAGATCGATGATCCGATCAACGACTAGCGCTTTAAAAGCCCAAGACGCGGCAATCAAGGGCTCTGAAAAGTCGTTGAATGGTATGAATAAGTCCTATCAGTTGATGGGCCAGCAGTTGCGCAACTACCAAGCACAAATGGTTAACGCTCAAAAAGTTATGAACGACACGAGCGTTAGTCAATCGCGTCGCATTAACGCAAGCAATCAATACAACAAGGCATCAGCCGAAGTTGAGAAGTTACGGGCTAGAATGACCGCGTTGGGCAAAGAAATTACGCTCCAGTCTAGTCAGTGGACTAAGGTGTCAAATAATGCTAATAAGTTTGGCAACACGTTAAAATCAATTGGCTCTAAGGCGTCGAGCGTCGGCTCATCTATGACGCGGTCATTAACCGCACCGATTGTGGCCGGCTTAGCTTATGCTGGTAAGCAGCTGGTTGATTATCAAGACAAGATGATCAAGGTCCGGAACATTATCCGGACGTCTGGTGAATCAGCCTCCGAAACACAAGCATCCTATAACGCGATGCTTAAGGATTCACGTAAATACTCCGACAAGTACGGTGTCAGCCAGATTAAAATCGCACAGGGATACGAAGATCTGGTGAAGCGTGGGTACACGTCGAAGGCGGCAATTGGAGTCATGGACTCCGAGTTGAAAGCGTCAATTGCTACTGGTGATGATTTTAATGACGTAATCAAGGTCGCCTCCGAAACGATGGAATCATTTGGTTTGGCGACCACTAAAACTGGTAAGCCAATCAAAAACTCTGCTGTTATGCGGGCCCGGTCGAAGAAGGCTCTGAACGAGTTAGCTTACGCGGCTGATGCTACCTCCACAGACTTTCAGTCGTTAGGGATTGGTATGAGTTATGTCGGTGCCACCGCACACCAAGCCGGATTTAAGATGTCAGAAACGGCCGCTGCTATGGGTATTTTATCCAACAACGGTTTGGAAGCTGACAAGGCTGGTACTGGTTTGCGTAAGGCCATTAACTCACTTATCACACCAACAGCTAATGGCCAAAAGGCATTGTCTAAGATTAACCTGACGACTAAGGACTTCCTGACCAAGTCTGGTAAGGTCAAGTCGATGTCAGCAATCTTCGAAACCTTGAACAGCCACATGAAAGGCCTGTCGGCTAACGAAAAGCAGGATATTTTCCACGCTTTATTTGGAACGACTGGTCAACAAGCCGGCGCGATCTTAACTGAGAACGCAAAGCGTCTAGGCGAGCTTAACAGCGAAGTTGAAAAGGCGAACAAATCTGACTACATTTCCACGCTGTCCAAGAAGAACCTTACGTCGGCTAAATCACAAATTGCAATAGCTAAGGAATCGCTGACCAACGCCGGAATGGATATTGCTAAGAACGTATTGCCAGCAATCACTCCCCTCATTCAAGGTGTGGGGAAAGCGGCGCAAGCGTTTGGCCGACTTGATCCGTCAGTGCAAAAGACAATAGCTAAGTTTGTTGTCTTTACAGCAGCGGCTGGGCCACTGATGATCATTCTAGGCAAGATTGTGGGCTTTGGCGGTAATGCTGCTAAGGCCTTTGGAACGTTGGCTGGTGGAATTGGTCGGGCAACAAGTGCCGCTAAATTAGGTGGTTCAGCTTGGCAAATACTTAGGTCAGGCTTTTCTAAGTCAGCTTATGAAGCGGCTAACTTTGGATCAAAGGCAGCAGTCGCTGGTTCAGCGGCAACTAGTGCAGCAAGTGGTATGGCCACACTAGGAGCTGGTGCAGAAACGGCTGGGGCCAGCACGGCATTAGCTGGTGCATCTCTAAGCTCACTAGCAATTGGCGCTGGTGTTGCAGTCGCCGCTATCGGTGTCGGTGTCGCTGTGTGGGAGTTGTGGGGCAAAGAAGCCTCCGCATCCGCCGAACGAACAAATCGATGGGGTTCAGACGTCGGCGCGGCTGCTGATAAGTCCTTGCAGAAATTTCAGTCCATGTCTAGTGGCATCAAGGGCGCATTAACTGACATGCAAACGGCATCTCAAACCACCACTAAGCAAATGCGGAGTAACTTTAACTCTGAATTTGCGCAAATGGAAAGAGATGCTAAAAAGCACCTTCAAGGCGTCGAACAAGCTGAAAAAGGAATGAGTACAGAAGTTGCGGCGGCCGTTGAGAGGCAAGCTAACAAGGAGCGTAAGCAATACGTTAACACGCTAGCCGATGCTCAAGACGCGCGAACAACAGCTAATAATATCCTAAAAACTCAGCCTAATGGTAAGGTTTCGGACTTATCCGATACTCAGCGGGTTATGCTTGCCAATTCACAGCAACAGTTGATGAATGACGAACTAAAAATCTGGAACATCACCGGTGACAAGCGCAAGAAAGCGTTAGCCGTATTAAACCAAGACATTACTAAGATGAACCGCCAACAGCGGAACACTACATTAGCTGACCTGCGCTCCGAAACCGCTACGATGGACAACGAGTACAATAAGCAGGCCAACAACCTTAAGAAACAGTTGAATAAGGGTACGATCAACCAGTCTGAATACCGTGCAGGGATGAAGGCCAACGAGAAGGCTCTTTCCGACTATGTTACTAAGGCATCCGCTCAGTACATCAAGATGGCCAAAGCTAATGGTCAGTCAACGGACCAGATCAAGCGCGATATGCAACAAGCTGGGTTAAGCTACGCTGACGGGATCGAGGAAATCAAACGCCAGTCAACCGAAGCGGAACGTAGCCTCAAGTCACTAGCGGTTAGCACAGAAGGCCTAAAAGGCAAGACTAAGAAAGCCGCCGATGACTGGAACAAGCTTGTCTTTGATCCTAAAACCGGTAAGGTACGGACCAATGCGCAAGAAGAGGTTAATAAAGCCGTTAAGTCGAAGAACCAGTGGAATGAAATGAAACTGCTAAATAAGCAGGGGAAAATGTCCACGAACGCGGCGCAAATGGTTGCGTCAGCCTTAATCGCTAACGGCCAATGGGACTCAATGAGCTGGAAGGAACAGTCAGCCTGGTTACACGATAAATTTAGCCAGACGATTGTAAAAGCTCTTGAAGATTCTGGCAAATGGAACAGCTTAACACTGGACCAGAAGCAAGCAATTGTGACTTCCAAAGGTAAGGCCGAAATGGCCGATAACCTGGTCAAGTTCGGCGTGTGGAACTCACTCTCTCTTAAGCAACAGGAAGCGCTAGTACATACTAGTGGGACCAAGGATGTCATGGACGCGCTGGATAAGATGGGCAAATGGAATCAGCTTACGCCTAAACAGCAAGAAGCAATTGTTAATGCTAAAGGCGGCGCTGAATTAGGGCAATTGCTAACCAAGTACGGTGCATGGCAAGGCATGCCAGCTAGTGTGCTTAAGACAGTTGTCGCACAAGACCAAGCCAGCGGGAATATTCAAGCTGCTAACTCCGCCATTCAGGCGTGGGAAAAGGCTAATCCAGGTATGAAGTACGCCAACGCGCAAGATAACGCCAGCGGTCCATTTGGCAACGCACTCTCTAAGGTGTGGAACTGGAATGGTACCAGCGTTAACTCTAAAACTGCGCAAGGGAACGACGCGGCCAGCGGCCCATTTGGTACTGCGGTAGGCGGAGTTAACCGATGGAACGGAACAGGAGCCAACCCTAAGACGGCAACTGCTCGTGACGCGGCATCTAGTGCGATCCAATCGGCGATCAGCAAGATCAAAGAATGGAACGTTACTAATCCCGTCGTCCACACCATTCAAACGGTGTACAGCTTTGTTACTAAAGGTAAGAAACATGCCAATGGGACTAACTACCACACCGGTGGCCCGATGATTGTTAACGACCAGAAAGGGCCAATGTTCCGTGAAATGGTGCAATTCCCAGGCCAGATGCCGTTCGTACCGTTCGGTCGTAACGTACCAATCAATGCACCACGTGGGACTAAAGTCTTACGGGCTAGTGAAACAGCCAGGATGTTTAACGGCTTACCACAGTACGCTAACGGGAACACTGACGCTGTATCGATACTATCTAGTTTACGGGCTCAACCAGTCACGAGTGTGGGCAACTCTGGTAGCGCGATCACAACTGATCAAGTTAACCAGCTGATTATCCAAACGGCACAAATGGTTGATAGCATGGGCCAGATGTTAGGACTTAACGCGGCGCAATTGACTGCTATCAAAGCCGGTGCGTTTGACAAGACTCATATGTATAGTGTTATGGGTCGTGACCAGATTATGTTTAACACTCAACAATTGTGAGAGGGGGATGAGGATAATCGCTTTAAATATGCTTTACGTCAAACTCGATAACGGTAAGGAAATTGCCAACGTCGATATAACCGATGGTTTAACATTTCTAGGATTAACCGAGTCTCCAAGCATTGATAACAAATATGCCGACACCACGATGATGGACGGTGAGTTGTTTAACTACGCTCGTTATGCTAGTACGACGGTTAAGGTTAAGTTCTTGCTTAAGTTTAACAGTCGCGCTGATTTTAAGTTAGCAAAGCACGATGTTTATCGGGCCTTTGCACAGAAAGGCATTTACCGGCTAAGGACGGCTGTTGAACCTGAACTAGTCCGGTATTGCCGCGTGGGTGAGTTTGAGATTGAATCCGATCCTAGTGATCCTAACTGGGTCCAGTTTGAAGTTCCGTTTGAAAACCCGCGTGGGATGCTGTTTAGCCGGTTAAACTCTGACCAGATGACTGATAAGCAGTTTGGCATGAACTTGCCCGAGAAGGACTATTCGTATCATTTTGCTAACCAATCCGATTTCATTGTGTACAATCCAAGCGATATACCAATCGACCCGTACTATCAGAGCCACGTGCTTAAGCTAACCATGCGTCACAACGGCGGTGGTTTTACACTAACAAACCAGACTAACGGTACAAGCTTTAAGTACAGCAGTAATCTTAGTAGCGGCGACACATTACTTTTGGACGGTGTCCACGTTTACCGGAATAGCAACCTTGACAGCGCTAACAGTAGCCTATCTGACGTCAGTATTAAACCGCTCTCTCTAGCGACTGGTGAGAATCATTTTCGCGTTGATGGAGCTGGCGATTTAGACGTGACGTTTAGTTTTCCGTTTATTTACCTAGCTTAAGGAGGCATATCATGGACAAACCGATGGTAACGATGTCTCCGGGCAATAATCGCAGTTTAAAAGAGCCGATCACGGATATGATCCTGTGGTCGACTTTTCATTTGCAATGGGAAAAGAACTCAAGCTATCAGCTGAATTTCACGGCTTACGACAACTCAAGCGCGGTGTACAGCCAACTAGATGTTGAATCATCAATTTATTACGCTGGTCAAGAATACATCGTTAAAGAGTGCATTGAGTCGTTCGACACCGGCGTTAGCACGAAAGAGATTACGGCATTGCATGTTTATATGGATATCGACCGAATCTACCAGCACGACATGCGGGAAGGGAAGAAAACCTACTCAATCGATGATGTGGTTAAATACTGGCTTGATGGTAACTCATTAGGCTTCACTTATGAGGTGCACGGTAGTTTCGATCACCAAGAAATCGAAAATCTAGGCAATGGTTCCGGCAAGGATATGCTTTCTAAAGTCCTGGATACCTGGAAAACAGCGGTTATCTTTCCGGACAATCGTAAAATCAGAATCTATACACCAGACGAGTTTTTTAAGAGCCAGCAGAGACGTGTGGATTATCTCCACAACTCAAAGTCGGTAAAATTTGACTACAACACGCTTAATATTGTTAACCAAGTAAAGTGTATCGGCGCTAAGCATACCGTTGAGTTGTCTAACGTAACCGGCAGTGGTAACGGAACCACTACGGCTGTTAACGGTAACTGGACCGAAGCGATTAAAAACGCCGCTAACATGATGGGCGTTAATTTAGATGATACTGGGCTAAGCGCTATCTTGCGACGGATTAACCAGGAATCTGGTGGGTCTGAAACCGTCACTAACAACTGGGATAGTAATGCGGCCGCTGGCCACCCGTCAACCGGATTACTCCAGTATATTCAACCAACCTTTGAAAAATGGTGCATCGATGGTCACACTGACATCCACAAGGGATTTGACCAGTTACTGGCCATGTTTAACGATTCTAACTGGCTGGCTGACATTTCGGTTAGTGGTGGCTGGGGGCCGACTGGTCATAAGCGTATGTCGAAAGCCAAAAACGACGGCACGACTAAAACTACCAACGGGTGGGGGTGGCCGTTTCCAAGTGTAGGCGAAGGAACGTTTATGCAATCACAGAAGTTTGGCTATGACGGCGGTTATCGTCAGAACAGTTTCCATGATGGCCTGGACTTTGGGTCCATCGATCATCCGGGAAGCGAAGTCCACGCCGTGCATGGCGGTAAGGTCACCGCGAAAACGTGGGGATCCGGTGGAATTAACTGGTACGTGGTTATTACAGATGATGGCGGTTTGAATGTCGAATATCAGGAAGCATTTGGTAGCGAATCTAACATTACCGTCAACGTTGGTGATACGGTCAAAACTGGCCAAGTGATCGGCTACCGTACGACTGACCACTTGCATATTGGCATTACCAAAATGTCAATTCCAGCTGCGTTTAGTCATGCATTTAGTAACGACGGAACCTGGCTTGACCCGCAAGAAATCATCAAAAACGGTATCTCGTCAGGTGATAACAGCGAAACAGTGTCGGTTGAAGTTTACTACTTTGAACCGTTTATCGTAACCGATGAAGAGTCAGTAAAAAAGTGGGGCGTGCATCCTGGCCAAGATGTCGAAGATGAACGTTTTACCGACGCTGAATCAATGAGAAAGTACGTTTTAGCCAACAAACTCCACCCTGAACCGGATTTGAGCATCGAAGCGTCATTTATGGGCCAAGATGCTTACCAGCCGGACGCTGGTGAAATTTTGCGGGTACAGATACCTGGCAAAGGTTACAGCGAGAGTGTCCAGACAGTCGGCTTCGATCGCTATCCAATGGCTAACAACAGTTCAGTGACGCTCAACGCAACGCCAACCACGATTTTAGACTATCAACGTGACCGGAAGCGGCAGATCGACAGTGTGCTGACCTCACAGAAGAATTTGCTGTCGTCAGTCAGCACGAAGGTAAGCAACCAGGAAGCGCAGATAACTCAACTACTCAAGTCAAACGGCAACGACGTTAGCTTTAATGAAGAGACGATGGAAAGAATCAAAAAATTCACGGAAGGAGGGACGTAAACTTTGCTGTATAGACAAATAATTTTGGAATGGGGCCAAGATACCGAATCTGGTGTGTGGGGTCTAGGATACTCACCAGACAATGGTAAGAATTTTTACGTGCTTAACACCACACACGGCCGTAAATACCGCGCTGAAGACGGTAACCGGCTTTACCCTTACATCTCTGACCAAATACAAGACAAGATTGATACTGTCGTCGCTCCGGCTGAATCTGCCGCCAACAGTGCATACAGCATGGCAAGCCAAGCCGTCGAGCAAGCTAACGTGACTAAACAAGCCCAAGCCGCGACAGATCAGGCCATCACGGAAGCCAAACAAGGCGCTAACGATGCGATGAGCCGGGCCAAGAGTGCGTGGGATGTTGCGACCGGTGCTAAAGAAGCCGTGACAGACTTTGACCCGCTTCTCAAACAAGCCCACTCCGACGCCAGCAAAGCAATCACCCAGATTGCCGACACGGCCAGCGCCTTGAGTGACGCTAAGACGGCGTTTAACAGTGATGTGGCGGTTGCCAAGAATCTAGCTAACACCGCCCGAGTAACTGCTGACAGCGCCGCAACCGTCGCTGTTGATGCCCGGAGTAATGCGACAGTGGCTATTCAAACAGCGTCCCAAGCCAGCATTACGGCTAAGAATGCAAGTGGTCAGGCGGCTAGTGCCGTACTCACGGCCAACGGGGCGCTAACTACCGCTAGCAATGCTAAGAGCGACGCAACCGTCGCAATCCAGACAGCAAGTGGGGCTAGTCTGACGGCAACCAACGCCAAAAGCGATGCCACATTCGCTAAGCAAACAGCCAGCGAAGCTAAAATCCAAGCTTCCAACGCCGAGAGCGACTTCGCACAGCTATCGGTTAGAGCAAACAAGATTGAGGCAAATGTAGCGAACAACAGCGGTGCGATTGCTAGTGTACAACAGACTGCGAACGGACTAACAACAACGGTAGGCAATGTCGATAATCGAGTTAAGAAGATTGAAGACACTACCAACTGGACGACTAAGACCGGTGCGCTTGATATGGACACGCTGACGACTACCCAGAATATCTACTACCGGGACAGTAACCTAAAGAACGCCGATGGTGAAGCCGGGTGGGCATATATCCAAGTAGTAAGTGTGGGCGAACGGGTCACGCAAACCGTATGGCACGATCGTTCGAGCATTCAACACACAAGAACGGGTGCTGTGAGTGGATCGAGCTACAACTGGGATGCCTGGAATAAAGTTGCTACTAATGCACAAGTGGTTCAGGTTAAACAAACCGTTGATGGAATTTCAGCCACTATCAATGATCCTAAAACTGGTCTTAACGCCACCTACCAAACAGCGGCTGGAAATGCAACCACGATTAGTAACGTCAAGAGTGACGTTTACCAGCTGGAGACGACCGCTTCCGGCCTAACCTCACGTGTGGGTAATCTTGAAAGTAAGACAAGCACGCAAGAAACAGCGATCAATCAAAATAAAAATGCAATCACGCTCAAAGCCGACCAGACCGATGTGGATACGGTGAAGGGTACAGTTGCAGGGCTTCAATCATCACTGACTGTGCAGGGTAACCAGATCCAATCGAAGGTTAGCGCTAGTGACGTGTCAGGAATGCTGAAAGGGTACGCTACACAAGATTACACACAGTCACTCGTCACGCAAAAAGCTGACGACTGGAATCTAAACCTCACCAAGCTTCAAACCGATGTCAATGCGATTAAGACGACTGGTGGTGGAGTCAATTTATTACAGGGAACACGTGATTTCTCTGGTATAAATATACAAGGCGGTAAAGTTGCGGTTACCAATGGTGGAGAAAGCTTTCAAGCCGCCTTTGGTAAACAAAACCCTAGTTACTTTTATTTTGATTTAGTTAATTTTAAATCAATACCACTCGAAAAAGATACTGACTATACGGCGTCATTTTGGGTTAAAACCAGTAAGGACACCGATATATGGTCATTCCTTTATGATAGTGGCAGTAATGGTGTTTATGCCGATGAAGCAACCGTAAATCACTCGACTACCGATTATACAAGGATTGTCGTACACTTCCACAACGGCAATAACACCGCAACGCCTAACTTTATACCAGTACGGATTAAAAAAAATAGTACAATTACTGTTTGGGTTTATGGCTGTATGCTCGAAAAAGGCACGGTAGCCCATGACTGGTCGCCTGCACCAAGCGATATGGCAACGGTCACGAGCGTAACTAACCTGTCGGCAACGGTGGACGGCATTAAGAGCACGGTCGCCAACAAGGCAGATCAATCGACCGTTACGCAATTAAGTAACGTCGTACAAAGCAAAGTATCTTCAGGCGACTTTACTAGCACAACCACACAGCTTAAAAACCTGATCAATCAACGCGTACAAGTCGGCGACGTGATCAGCCAGATCAACCAGGAAGCTGGCGGTAACACGCTGATTCAGGTAAGCAACGGGAAAGGATCATTAATCCTTGATGCGGCAAACACGATCGTTACCGGTAAAGCATGGATACCTGACGCGGCGATCAGCAGCATTAGCGCGGATAAGATCATGCTAGGTTCATCGGCACTGTACAACTCCGACGGGACGCTTAATCTGGTCAATAAAAATGATGGGACTACCTCCAAAATTACGGTTTCACAAGGTAACGTTAATTTTGACGGAGTAAACAAGAACGCATCGATCATTAAGTTTGCAAGCGATAATAACACGAATGCCTTTACGGTCAATCCAACCGGCGCAACCGTTACACCAACCCTTTTCTTTGAGAGATTCGATCAAACGGTAGGCCACTGGCTCGGTTTTACTCGAAATGAAGTCGAACATGAAGGGGTCACTTTCCATACATGGGATGATGAAGCCGAACGTTTCTTCATTTCTTGCCATGCCCGCTGTGATAAAAACTTAAGAGTGCTTGGTACCTTGTCTCAAGGATCTTGGGATGGCACACCTGCAAAGCCCGAAGCAGGGATTTTGACAATCAAAAATGGTAACACGATCTGGTCAGGAAGTGATTTTCTGGCAGTCGGATCTAATGTTACCGGTACGTATACTGGTATCTGGGCCAAGTCATTCAGCCAACAGTCCACGTTGTCGTCTAAGACCAACATTGAGACAGTCAATCCGAAGGACGCATTAGACCTTATTAACAAAACTGATATTAGATCTTACCAATACAAATCTGATGTTGCTGAGGGACATACCAAACGCTACACATCGTTAATCATTGATGACGTAAACGATGTGAGTCAATACTACACACCAGACGAGTTTATTAATGAGGAACGAACTGGCCGAGATGATGGTTCAGCGGTTGGATATCTATTTTTAGCAGTTAAGGAATTAACAAGACGAATTAAAACATTGGAGGAAAAATTAAATGGATAACAAAACAGTTCAAAACTTAGTCAACGACTACGCAATCGAGTTGGGCACTCTGCACTCAAATCTAGTTATTGAGCGTGCAAATAACCGAGCATTACGAACGCAGCTAGATAAGGCACAGCAAGAACTTAAGGAACTCAAAGACAAGCAAGACGCCAACAAGCAAGACACTACTAAGGAGGACTAAACATGAACGTACAAGTAAACAGCTTTACTTACAATTTCGAAGACGGCCAAATTAATTCGGCTCAGGTTGGCCTCTATGGGAACAACCCATTAACCAACGAGTATGTCAATGCGTCAGTACGGATTAACCAATCCGATTTAAGCGAGGGTGCTACCTTTCTGACGGTGAACATGACTGATATCATCGCCATTGCCAAGAAGAAGCTGGCGGCTGACACGGCGCTTAAGGACGCAACCACCACTCAAGCCCAATAAGAGGATGATTAAATGACGAAATTAATTGCCTTTGGGGATTCAATCTTTGAGGGCTGGGACGGGGTCAAAAAAGTTGGTGATAACCAACGGATCCCGGAGCTAGTCGGCAAGGAGCTGGGCTGGTCGGTTGAAAACTGGGCGATCGGCGGGACCAAGTATGATGATTCATATACAGGATTCCCGGGGATCTTGGATCAACATCCCATCACCGGTTATGATTATGCGATGTGGATGTATGGCGTAAACAACTTCGGTTGGCCTGGTTCACTTGATAGCATTAAGCAATGCTTACAAGCTGGGATCGATAAGGCTAAGTCACAAAGCCCAACCACCCAGCTGTTAGTGGTTTTGCCCACGCAGGATTTTCGATGGGGTGGAACGACACTATATGACATCAACAGTCAATTTTGGTCGCAAAACCAGCTTGATGACATGATCAAAGAGGTCGCTCAATCAAACGGGGTGGCCTTTTTAGATTGGCGAGATAACCCGGTCATTACACCAGAAAATGCGGCGGAAACTTTAGGAGATGGCGCAAAGGGAGTCCATCCAACGGTGGCCACGATGGCTAAGCTAGCTAGTCTGATTGCTGACAAGCTCAAGACGATGGGGGGCACCAGTGATACACCCACGCCTTCACCATCACCGACCAAGAACACGGCACAACTTAAACTCGCCCGGCTCACACAAGCGTCCGACTTGCTCGACAACCTGGCAAGCAACGATCAGCTCGTAGTTGACTACTTAAACGGCGTTGATAATCAAATTGCTGGTATTTTTGCGACTGGCACGATTGACGCCCAAGCAGTCACAAAGCCAGACGCAAATATGCTCGGTCGCGAGGTGCGTAACTACATGTTCGACCTGTTCGGGTCTATCGAAATGTACCTAAACGGCTTAATCAAGATGGCCAACTCGTATGGCATCTTTGATCAACAAACAGGACAAGCAACCGCAACGGTAGTCTTGATGCCGCCAACCGGGTTAACCCTCGATAGTAGCTTCATGGACGCAATCAACGCCTTATGGTCAACGATTGAATCCACACTCAATGACTTACAGTCTTACTTAAACGAATTTTAAAGGAGGTATGCAAATGGCAACTCTAGTAGGTGACGCCGCCACTATGCAAGGAAAGTATGTGGTGCTTGATACAACCGTTGGCTCCACACGATCTGTTGCGGTCCCACAACTGTCGGGGCATCAAGGCGACGCTGGTCGGATTATCTATCTGGCCATTAAGGATGGAACAACTCCACACAACATGGACGGGCAGAAACTGGTTTTGAAGGCCAAAGACGCAAGCGGCACGCCAAAGGTATCTGACACCATGACCGCTGTTGATTCTTCGGCTGGTGGCTTAGTGCAGTTCACGGTCCCGGCGCAGTTCTATCAGGCTGACGGTCCGTATAACACGGCTTATTTTGAACTTAGGTCCACTACGACCGACACAGTAATCAGTACGATTAACGTCAGCTTTGAAGTGCTTGAATCGGCCACCATCATGACGACCGGTCAAAGCGAGGTTTATAACAACGAAATGGGCAACAAGATGGACAAGGTCAACGAATCTATCTCTAACCAGCTCAAAGTTTTACAAGAACAAGTTGGCACAGCCTCCGCGCTGGCTAAGACGGCCCAAGCAAGCCTTGACGCGATCACGGCCGCCGCAAAGGCTAACTCGTTTGCGACGCTGTCTGGTGACAATAAATTTACAGGTAATAATAGTTTCGGTGGGACTACCACGATCGAAAACTTATCAAGCCCAACTCTTGATAGCTTAAAGTCAACACTTACAAACAACATCAATGCCGTTTCTGAAAGCGTCTCATCTCAATTATCTGGAAAATTAGTAGTATCTGAAAAATGGACGCGGAACTACACGCTGGGCGGAGCTTTTAAGGCACCAGAAGGTGGAGCAAACCAGTTCGCTTTGAGCCGCTACAAGATCATGGATGGCTTGTCAATCATTACTGGGCGGGGTGACCTAGTCGTCAACTCTGATAATGAATATTTCGAGGGCACGATTACGCTACCATGGATCGTTGACAATGCCGACACGGCCTTCGCTCAAATGTATTGGGACTCCAAAGGTGACTATACCTACACCTTGCCACACTTGGGTGTGTGGGATAAGACACTCGGAATCTCGATGAAGGGTAAGCGCAACAACCAAACATGCCGACTTTCCCTCGTGATCTTTACAACGGATCGGTAAAGGAGGCGATTAAATGGCAGTAGAAATTGATCCGGTATCAAAGAAATGGGTCATTGATGGGGTAGTCCAAGACGTTTCGGCAGTTGGTCAAAGTGGAGCAACGCCAACGATTGATCAGACAACCGGTCACTGGTTTATCAATTCCGTTGATACTGGAATCCAAGCCATCGGTAAGGACGGTAAGGACGGTAAAAGTGCTTACCAACTGGCGGTTGATAACGGATATCCATCCGGCATGGACACCTGGTTAGCATCACTCAAAGGCAATAAAGGTGACAAAGGTGATACGGCGTTAAGCGTCAAGATTGGCTCGGTCAAGTCTGGTGACACAACGACAGTGACTAACTCTGGTACATCAACCGACTTAGTTTTGGACTTTACTTTTGCACCAAAGGATTTGGAGGGGCTGGCAAGCTACGCGACCAAGACAGACTTAGCCGACTACGTAACCAAGACTGCCTTAACCAGTTATTACACGTCTACTCAGATGGACACCAAGCTAAGTGCTAAGGCGGATCTGGCCATGATCGCCAACATCGCTGACAAGGATACGGTGCAGACGTTATCAAACAAAGTTGACCAGCTCAATGCGCAGGTTAACTCCCAAGCGCAGACGATGGTCAAGCTTCAAGACCAGATCAACCAAGCTTTAGCCAAGATTGGCACATTGACGACAAATACGGCACAAAAATAATCAAACGAACTGGGTGGGTGGGAGGACTAAGAGGTGAGAGATGAAACGCAATCATAACCTGATCATCACAAGTGCCGAGACAGTGTGTATCGGTTTAGTGATGCTATTTAACCAAGGGATAATCAGAGACGATCCCCACAATCCACTTATCCACTCGGTGCATGCCTTCGGGCAAATCCCGTGGATAATTGCTTTGCTTTTAATTGGAATTGTCGGCTTGCTAGTGGCAGTATCTGGCATCCACAAATGGAAAATTGAATTCGTTACCACGGTGGCTCTTGGTGGTTTATGGGCTTCATATGTCATGGTCTTTTTTATCCAAGACGAGTATTTTAGCCCAAATATTTCAGTAAGTACGGTGCTGTCGAGCTATGTGTTTGTCCGCATCCTCGTAGACGCCTTCTTTAATTATTCGGGAGGCGATCATAAGTGATGCAGACGGTAACGGCCGTAGCAAGCGCTTTTCTAGGGGGCGGGGTAACGGCTTTTTTTGGCTGGCTACAATCTCGAAAGACGGCAGAGATTGATGCCAACGATGCTTACGTAGGGTCGATTCAAAAGCTCACTCACCAAATGGACGAGTTAAGAGCGGATCGAGAAATCGAGTATCAACGGAGAATGAAGGCGGACTCGGAGAACTTAAAGCTCCAAGCCAAGGTCACCTCACTTAATGACCGGATCCAGTCCCTGGAACAGTTAAACAAACAGCAAACACAACGGATTAAGGAACTTACCGACCAGATCCAGAATTTAACCTTAACGCTTAACGGAGGTAAATAATGAAGGCAATCAACGAAATTGTAGAATGGTTAATCCAATCTGGCGCTTTAACGGCGCTGTTTTTATTTTCGTGGAAGTTCGTCAAGCCTTGGCTTGATGCTAAAACTTCTCACGCCAGCGCTGAACAATCTAAAGCGGTTTGGACGCTAATTGACCAGGTAGCCAGCACGGCAGTTAATTCGCTAGTATCAAGCGACAAGCTAACTGGAGAACAGAAGTTCAACCAAGCCGTCCAGGCCGTGATTAGTGCCCTTGATCGGCAAGGCTACACAATCACCGAGGACACGGCTAAGTTAGCGGTACAATCCGCTTATGAAAAGTCACCGTTAACTGGGAGTGAGCAAACGACAAGCACCGTGACGGTTGGCCCAGAGGGAGTGACCACGACAATCAAACCGGCTGATGGCACGGCAACAGCAATTGACCCAAAGGAGGCTAAATAATGGCAACTAAGTTTATTGACGTATCAGACTATCAGGAATCATCCCTTGAATTCTTTCAAAAGATGAAAGCCAAAGGCGCTGAAGGGGTAGTGATCAAGCTCACGGAAGGATCTGCCGATGGGTCCAACTGGAAGTCACAAACCGCTGCCACCAAGATCAAGAATGCCAGCGATGCTGGGCTAGTGCTGAGCTTTTACCATTTTGCTCGCTATACTAGCGTCGCCGATGCTGAAAATGAAGCGAACTTCTTTATCGATATGGCTAAGGCACTACAAGTCGGCAAGGATGCCGTGATGGTTGATGATGCGGAAGTCCACACGATGAGTGACTACAATGCCGGCGCCAACGCCTTTTTAAACCGGCTCCGGACGGTCGGCTACAACAAGGTAGCACTTTATTCGATGAAGTCTTTCTTCACCAATGGCACCTTGAACAGCCACGGAATTGGCGACGCCTTGCCATGGGTTTCAGGATATGGAATTACTGATCTTGGGATCGACAATGCCGCCGCATGGCAAGCTGATGATGGACAAGGCTATGCTGGAATGAACTTTGGTGTGGATGCAAGTTTCGATTACACTGGCGCCTTTACGACCGGAACGGCTGGTGCAGTGCCGGATACTAACACGCCAGCCAATAACAACACGGCCGGCACCAATCAATGGACGGCACCAACTGGCACCTACATTGTCAAGAGTGGGGACACCTTGTCCGGGATTGCGGGCCAGTTTGGCACGACTTACCAAAATCTGGCGGCGATCAACGGGATTGGCGACCCTAACTCAATTTGGCCGGGACAAGTCTTAAAGGTAACCGGCTCGGTTAGTCCAAGTAACACCTACTACGTCCAGAACGGTGACACTTTGTCTGGGATTGCTAGTCAATTCGGCACGACCGTATCGGCGCTTGCAACGGCTAACAATATTTACAACCCGAACATCATTGGGGTCGGTCAGAAGATTATCATTCCATCTGACACGGCCGGCGTCTACACCGTCAAGAGCAGTGACACGCTCGCTGGAATTGCTAGCCGTTTTGGCACGACCTGGCAAGCATTGCAAGCCAAAAACGGGATTACCAACCCGAACGTAATTTATGTGGGTCAAACGATCCGAGTTTAATCATAAAATCATCCCCCTTACTTTAACCGGTGAGGGGGATTTTTTGTGTTAAAAGGGTAAAAAGCATTTGGTTTCTTCTCAAAATGTATTGCAATATATAACGGGGCGTTATATAATATATATGTAATCAAGGGAAGGAATAAAGGAGGAACCTAAAATGATGAAGAAAGTTATGACAAACGCTTGGATGATCGCTAAGAACGCCGCTAAGAAGTTTGGCGGTAAGGCAATCGAATATATCGCTGGTGCCCTCAAGATGGCGTGGAAGATGGCTAAGGGTTTGACGGAAGAACAAGTTAGGGCTTTGATCGCTAAAGGCTTCAGCCGTTGGACAAAGTACGACAAAGACCGTCTGTACTTTGACCTTGAAAAAGCGGGGCTAATGGAAATCGACCGCTACAAGAGTGGCCGCATCAGCTACTCCGAATTTCAAGGAGAATCAATCTCCCACAGCCTTGCCAGCAAATTACTTGGCGTAAAAGTATGGATCGATGTTCAGACTGGAGAAATGTACAGCAAATCCTACGACGAAGAAAACAAAGACATTGTAGTCGCTTTAGCCAAAAAGGCATTGCACTCCATCTAACGGGGCGTTATAATAGAAACATAGAAAGGGGATAGGAAATGGCAGTAAGTAAAAGTCAAGTCAGTGCCAGCCGCAAGTGGGAACAGCAGAATCCCCACCGAACGGCTTACACGAAGTTGAGGCGGACGGCCTTCAGCTTTGTCAACCCGAAACCGGGTAGCAAGGCCGAGGAGCATATTAACGCCAACCACGCAGACTACGTGGCTGACCTGGAGGAGCTTAAGCAAGCAATTATTGAAAAGGAGAAAACCATGAAGACTAAAATTGAAAACCAACTGTACGACGCATTGAAAAAATGGGTGGAAACTGCCGACTCCACCCCGTCGGAACCGGATCATGGTGTTGTTCTCACCTACCAGGCTAACGACGGGACATTAAGTTTTTGGAAGGATTTCTACGAGGATGATTTTGAAGACTTGAGCTTTGAAGATCTAGTCGAAGCTGAGGAAGCGCTAGGATATGACAAGATTGCCGGAGTGTTGCTTGATCAAGTCAAGAGCAGCCCCAATTACAACGAAGAAAATGCAAAGAACTTCATCGAATACTTGGGAAAATAGGTTGTACGATGCCAAACACTAAGCAGAATTTAGTTGGTAAAGTGTTCGGCCACCTTACCGTGATAGCTAAATCAGACGAGCGTGGCACTCAGCACGAGTACAAGTGGCTTTGTCGGTGTGACTGTGGCCGATTGACTACTGTTTCGACCGGTCAACTCAACTCCGGGCAGACCACCAGTTGCGGCCACATAAAAGCGCGTAATCTCGAAAGTGGCGGCCAACACCATCAGAGCCTGCTAGGCGATAAACCGCCTGTATCAAACAAGACCGGTTATCGTAACATCTCTATGACTAAACGCAATGGGCGCTGGCGTTACCGAGTATCTGTACAGTATAACCGCAAGCAGCATTCGACGTTAGCTGACACGTTGGAGGAAGCGTTGGCAGCACGTGAGCGGTTGCGCGAGAAGTGGTGGCCCGGCTATAAGAACAAAGATAAATTATAA